CACCCATTAAACTTCGCACTCATTAACGAAGCCTAGGGGGAGTGATTCAACGTCTTATACCGGATGCCCGCTTGCGTGAGTCTCGCCACGACTTGAGATCGACAACGTTGCCCCATACGTGACGATACAGAGCGCGTTGCTCACGCTTCTCAAGTGCGTACTCGAAGATCATGCCAGCGATAGCCACAACGAAGCCAAAGCCCAAAAGCATCGCGATGAGTAATAAGTCTAATCCGTCCATTGTTTCCCCCCTTTGGTGGTGTTTCTTACAGTCTAATCGAGAATGGTGCCACCGTCTAAAAATCGGCGCCATTCTTCACAGCCTCGCTTTTGCTTCTCATCATCGAGCTCATTCTCGAAGAACATGCACCGCCAGCGACCATCGCTGAGCGCTTCAGCATAGCGACAAGAGCGACACGACTTGTCAGGCTGATTATTGCCGTGACAGAGCCCGGCATAGTCGCAGAAGCGACACAACCAGAAATCGAAGTCAGGCGAGACCTTGCGCGGTGCCTCGAGTGACTTGATGATGCGGTGTGCCTTGTCTTCAATCTCTCGTGCATAGAACTCATCGAGAGGCGTGCGCAGACTGAGCAGCCGACGAGAGCCCGCCGATGCGACGGTCATGTAGTGCCAATCAATCTTGAGCTTGTACATGTAAATTTGGGCCTGAGCATAGTACGTGGGCATCCATTTGAGAAGCACCGAGCCCTCATCATCAAGCAGAGCATGACGCTCGCGCAATCGATGCAGCTCGTCAAAGCGCTTGTCACTGATGGCTTTATGCTCCCAGATATGCGGCTCGTTTGGTGCCTCCACAAGACCGCCCTCAATGATTCCATCAACTGAGCCGCCAAAGTGTCCATCTTGAAAACGTGCCTGGCGTCCTGAGAGCGTGACGACTTGCTCAAGCTCACGAGCAATGAGCTCCTCGCTCTCGTGCCCGTCTCTAAACTTGCGCAGCACGTCAGCAGTGAAATCCGGCTCCAGTGCCCACCGAAACGAGTACCAGGTTTTGCGCTCGCACTCGCCACCGATGCTCGATGCGCCAAGGTGAGCGCGGTGGCTGGTGTCCTGCTCGCGTTCCATTCTATCGTCTAGTATTTGCAGCGTTGTTCGCATTGTAGAGCTCTCCGATTTTGGGGTTAGGTTTACCATGGTGCGTGTATGCTTGTTCCATCAGTTCGTTGAGGTCTTTGCCGCTCCAAGTATCGTCACCGATTCTTAGGTCATACGTGTACCAGCTCCTGAGCCGTGTGCCTTTCATGATGTGCTCTGGTCGATTGTTTCTTGCTCTGACCTCAATGCTTACTCTCAGACACTCGAAATCGATCGTCAGCCGCTTGAGTGCTCCGAAGTATAGTAGATCTTCATCGCTTGGTTTTCTCATTGTTAGATCCCGAAATAGAAGTTTGAAGACATCCAAAAGAAAGCGCCAGCCCGAGACCACCGGAGCAGACCGGGCCAGCGCGATTACTTTAGCGTCAGAAAGGGGCGTCATTGCTTGGCGGTGCTTGGAAGCCATTCCCAAGGTCTGCTTTGCGGTAGCCCTTAATCTCGGTTTGAGTCTGACCATTCCATTCACGATGCGCGACCTTTACCTTGACCGGTCGGTGATGCAGCTCAAAAGAATCACTGATGCTCTTGAGTCCAGCCGACTGGCAGAACCGAGCGAGGTTCTCTTGTGCAATCTCGACCGCTTTAGGGTTGGGGTTGCGCAGATTGAAGCGGTCCCAGATGTAACGACCTTTGTACTGGCCATCGATGACCTCAAACTTGAATTGTAAGTAGTTACCAGTGCCCGCTTTTGTGTCTCGAATCTCTGACTCGATGGCAATGACGTTATAGTAGCCTTCCGGCAGTGGCTCGTATGCCGGGCGGTCTTCTTGTGAAAAGTCATAGTTGTTTGCGTTGAAGTTGATTGTTGCCATGATGGTTTCTCCTTTACCCAATGATCTTGTTGTAAATTGCTTCTAAGTTTGGTTCTTCAAATTGCGCCAGAGCGCCGCTTCTATCTTTTGCAGTCCAAACGCCGTCGGTGGCAGTCTGGAGAGCTCTTTTGGTCTCGCCATCGACTTCCTTGACTCGCATCGCGAAGACCTCATCAAAGAAGTAGGGCAGGCTCTGACCGAGCTTCTTACCTGGCATGGTTGGCGTCCAGAGCATCGCACCACTCTCGTCTTGGATGTGCTCAGCTTTGGCAGTCATAAACACGTTGCGAGGCAGGTCTCTAAAGGCTCTGATGAGCTGAGCCATGCGGTCTTGCAGCTCGCCGTATGCCTTGCGCGGGTCTTTGCTGGCTTTCTTCTCAGCAGCAAGCACGACCTCTGCAATCTCACTCAATGAGTCGATGCAGACCCACCGGTAGCCCTTAGCCTCATCGCTCTCAGTCAAGTACTTGTAAGCCTCTTGGACTTCCACCAGGCTCGTCACCTCGATGACTGGCAGGTCGTAACCTCGCAGGCTCAAGAGCCCGCTCTCGGCGCTAATGATGATGCAGTCTTTGGCAGTGGCGCAGAGCGTTGTCTTGCCCGAGCCCGCTGCTCCATATGTCAGCACTTTGAGGTGCTGGTGACTCGTGTCACTTGTTCTTGTTATCTTTACCATTGTTTAATCCCTTTCTTTGTTTGTGAGCTCTTCGAGCTCGTCTACCTTCGCACAGAGGTCTGACAAGATTTTGCCGATGCCCTCGATGCTCGTGATGATTTCAACGTCCCAATGGACACAGCGGCCACCGGGCTCCTCGATTGATACTTTCCAGAAGCCGCCGCCATCGGTCTCGATGGCTTTGGGCTCTGCTTTAATCGTGTGGTCGCGGTGGACCAGTTCAATGCGTGCGTTCATCCGATTTCAATCCGTCCGTTACCTGATGGCAGTTCGTAACCTTGATCTTCGAGTTCAGCTATGATCTCGGCGTTAGGTGTCGTCAGGTGCCATCCACCGACTGATGATTGACCGTCATCTGAAATCCAATACTTTTTCGCCCAGAGTAGCTCGAGCGACTCATTGAAAAGCGTATCCTCATCGATGGCGCTCAAGTCGATGTCGTTGGTCAGGCTCTCAATGTAAGTGTTGAACGCTTCGCGGAGACCATCGTCAGACTGGTACTCTGCCGCATTGTACGACATCAAATCCGCGATGTATTGCGCGAGCTCTTGAGTCGAACCGTCAGCGAGATCTTCTTTGATGGCAGTGATTGCAGATTGAAAAGTTTGGTGAGTCATTGTCTTGTTTCCTTTGTTTCTTTGTTTGTGCTCGTATCGTGAGCGGTGCCCGGATACGCTCCGGGCGGGCGATAACTAGCGTGGAACTGTCAAAAAATATTTTACAGTTGTTATGCGCTCCGGGCGGGCGGTTATTGATTAAAGAGCAGCAAGCACCGCTTCGATTGCTTCGACTGATGCGTTCGCTACTGGTGCAGGGTAGAGCGCGTGAGATGCGAGGCGGGCGGCACCGTGGCCAACCTTTGACTTGGATACCTTAGCAACTGAGGCGGTGCCGTTCTGGACGATGATAGTGATGCCTGAAGCATCAACGCGGCCATCGTCACCGTAAGCCCAAACAACCTTTGCAGCGATGCCAGCGTCATTAAGCGCTTCAGCAACGTCAGCGGCGTCGATGGTGATTGCGCCAAGTAGTTCGTCGAGGTTTGCGGTGGTGATGTCGATTAGGTTGCTCATCTTGTTTCTCCTTGTTTCGTGCCGCGTCGCTGCGACATGATTATTATTCTCATGGTCTAAAGATGTTTGCAAATGCTTTTAACGTATGTTCTAAGGGTAACCGTGATTATTTTTCGGTAAAAAGTACTTTTAAGGAGAAAGACATGAAGAATCAGATAGTTGGCTTCAAGTGCTCGATGGAGATGCTCAAGCGCATCAATGACCTAGCACCACTACTGAGCACCATTAGAGCGTACCAAGTAAGCTCATCGAAGTCAGACGTTATCCGTGAGGCACTGGCGATAGGTTTGCAGCAACTCGAGCAAGAGGTAGAAGGCAATGACAAGGGTTGATGACGTGCTGGCAGCGACTCCAGCACACCATCAGGGAGGGAACTAATGAGTGACTTAATAAAGATTTTCGGCGGGAAGTTC